TCAAACTAGGGTCATGGGATCATCAAGACCAGCTTGGTTATGGTCATGTTTTTTCATGGAGCAAGAGCCGGTTTGACGATGTCAGGGAGGTGGCGGCATGAAAGCAATTACTAGAGATGGCGAAGAGTATGATCTCGATGTACAGGGTGCGATAGCTATACTTGGGCATGCGGCATCGGAACACTGCAAATATCTTTACACACATGAAACTACACCCATATACACCGATTGGGAGATATCAGCTTCGCTTGCCCTTTTAAAGGAGGAGGTGGGATTATGAAAAAAGCACACTTACACCTCATTAAATGGGGTCTAGAAAAAGGTTACAACATCGCAGTCTATGGCGAAGGCGAGTTTGGGCTGATAAGCGACAAGTACAAAGAGGTTAAGGACGAGGTCGAGGCTTGCGACATTGGCTCTATCATTTTTATTGTACCTCGCACAGATAACAAGGGGACATGGAAAAGAATCGCTTCGTTTGATTACGTCCTTGAGTATGACCAAGTTCCTGACGAGTCTATCTATGACTACGGCATCAATGAAGTCTCTGAAGCATGGGCGGCAGATTATGATCAACACTGCTCGGAGGCGGCATGAAAAACCCTGAACTCATCGCGCTGATAAAAGAGCACAACCTGACCAGTAAAGCGATTGCAGATATGCTTGAAGTATCACCGACCACCGTCACGAACTGGCGACGAGATGGTGACCCAAAGCATGCTAGAAAAATGAGCCGCTCACACATGAAGCTCTTGAAAATATCACTCACTAAACACTAGTCCCTTCGGGGACTATTTTTTTTGTCTATAAAAAGGGGATCAGACATGATCTCCTCGACGGCACTCTCAATCTTGAAAAAGTTCCCAATCGTTATAGCCATATTCCCATTCAAGAATCTCCCCACGGTATGCATGTGAAGTCCTGCTTTTTCTGCTACCAGTTTCCTGTTTCTATTCCTAAGTATGAATGTCTGCATCTGCATCATTCTGTGCCTTATACTAGACATTCACATAATTCCTTAAAATTTGTAAGGGTATTAAAAAAACCCATTTTGAGTACCTGTCCCCTGCTCCGTGAATCTTTATCGGATGCATCCCCTCATTAAGGATACAATCTAGTATCCCCTCCCTTGTAAACCACAACACCTCAACCCCTGTATCAATCACCCAGTAATCCGCCTTGCTGACACTGAATGCTGATGGCTTGTTATGAAAGTACTCTATAACAATGTTGCCGGTATCTTGACTGCGTGGATCGAACTTAAGCTCAATCGTTTTTTTGAGTTCCGGTATCTCAATGTCGAAGTCAGGGTGCAGACCCTCAGCTCTCGATGACCGAGGGAAAACTGTCCTCAACTTATGGAGCAGTTTGTCTTCCGCTTGAGCCCCTATCTCTAGATCACTTTTAAACGACACGCTTACTCCAGATAGACTTTACTCCGGCTACGATAAACTGCTTCGTATGAATCGGATCTGCAGTCTCTGGGATAGCGTTGATTGCATCCCTTCTCTCCTGCTTACTTGGTAGTTCAGCTATCTTGGTTGGCAAGTAGTAAATCAGCGTGGCTCTAGCCAGTGCATGGAAGTCTTTATCCATGGTCTCCTCTATGTGTTTTAGGCATTGGGGATAATAGATTTTTTCCGCGGCATTTTTTACAAGGGTTCTTAGGCGGTCTGGCTTCATTTAATCTCACCATCTAAGTTAATAAAAATAGGAGTGGACTCACCGACATATGCACCAACAATATTGAAATCGAAAAATTCAATTGCCTCATCCTCTGACATATCGCGCATCAGAATTTCAATGACTTTCCCAAAATCATAGGCACAGCACTCTTGCTGAGAATAGCCGACTGCCGTGCCGATCAACGCCTCATCGAATCCATCTAGTTTTAGTAGACTCATGCAAACACCAGTAACTCACGCATAAGCATGATTCCGGTTTCGTAGTCCACCGTAGCAGTCTCATCCTCAAATCCGGCACCCATCAAATCGGACAACCGGAACACCATCTTGATTGGATGTCTGTCATGCTTGTAAATTAGCAGTGGAATGTGCGTGTCTCCGGCACTGGTTAGGGTCTGATCCCACCATGTCTCCTTGTGCCAGTGTCCTGCCGCATAACGCTTCGCTTCGATCATTAAATTATTGAACTCAATGTCAGCCTTTCCGGCTACTTGATATTGATCTAGATTGCGTTTTAGGTGGTCTGCACACTGCCCGAACTCATCTTGAAATTTCTTGATAAGATCGCGCTCAAAAGCATGACCTTTGGCTCGTCCATTAATCGTCACGGGGATCATCTCCCATGGAGAAGCGTGTGTACCAGACAGACTTCATCTTGTCTTGCTCTGATGAGTTACCCTCTTTTGACCCATTGCGCCACTGGTATTTAAACGCGGTGATCTCAGCCCACTCTTCAACCCTCTGCTTACCGTACAGTTGAATCATGATGTCAATGCACTCGGCACCAGTTGCATGCGTGTAGTGCGTCGGCTGATACACGTTTTCCTCCCTCAAAATTGCAGGATGCTCTTTTCGCAACCGATCCCAATCTTGAGGTGTAGCCGAGTTAATCCCATCCGATTTGCTCGCGGACGTATTCTCGAAGATCATGCTCGGTTCCGTACCGTTTGACGAATTTTGTTTTGAAGGGGTGTCTCGATGTGAAAATGTCATTGTCTTGTCCTCCCCGATGGTGCTGATAGCACAACGGGATTGTATTAAAGTGAGCCTCAGGTTTTGTCTTCCCATCGATGTGATGAACTTCTGATGGGGACGTTGTCTTTAAGAATTTCTGGCACACCACGCATCCGAAGTCAGAGATGGAAGACATCCACCGATGCTCTTCAGCCGTGGGTGTTCTGCCTTTCACTCAGGTTCCAGAACAGATCTTAGCGTTACGGGATCTTCAGCCGTCACGTTGTCATAGAGCGACTGCGCTGTAACCCCGAAGTACTCGGCAAGCTTCTTTACTGAACTAAAGCTTGGAGACTTGGAGTGTCCGTGTAAAAAGCGATTGATAGTTGGCTGAGGTACGCCAGTGCTCCTAGCAAGCTCGCTTTGGTTGATGTCATCTTTGTACATTAATCGTCTTAGTGCTTCGTTCTTCATCATCTATACCTTTAAGTGTTATAAATTCTATTTTTTTCAAAGCGAAGGTTAGCCATAGTTGACTGCCAAACCTTGAACTCGACCTCGCATGCAGAGAGGTTGCTTTTTGCTGACGCAAGAGATCCTTTTGCCTTTCCTCGATTGAGCCGCGCATTGAAAACGTCAATGTCCTCATCAGCCGTTCTCTGTTGCTTGGCGTGAGTCTTATCGCCCTTCGCCTCCGCTACAACCATTGTCTGAGCGACTATTCTTTTCTCTTCAGCCTCAGCTCTTGCGAGAGCATACTCAGCTTGACCGATACTCTTTCCAGCCTCCCTGATCTGATATGCAAACTTTTCTGTATCGTCCATTACGCTTCCTTCTGATAATTAATATAGTATTTAGGCTTACCGCCCTTCCTTTCCTTAAATTGCATACTCAGAGAATCGAACTCGAAACCAACCTTCCCTTCCCATTGACCATGCCTGTTCTTTACAACCTCAAGATATGAGTCCCATTGCTTCTGAAATTTCTCATCAGGCTCCTCGCCCAACATCTCGGCTTGTGCAATCATCTCTATCTTGCGTTTATTTTTAAAAACTATAAGCGCACCATCGACAAGGTCTACAATTCCACCTGACCCCTTAATGTCGTACTTATTTGGAGCTAGATATTCGTTCTCCCCTTTACGCACATGGGTGACTAAGAAAATAGTTACTGGGAAGGACATCTTGAAATTGACCAACTTCTCAATGAATTTTTGCTGACCTTCGTAATCGTCTTGGCGAACCATGTTCGTTAGCGAGTCAATGACAAACATGCTGATACCGTAACGACGATAGGCGTACTCGAAGCAGTCCAGTAAATCCTTGGGCTTGGGTGTTAGCTTGTCCACAAACAGCCATAGGTTAGGTGCTAGCCAATCAAGAATTGCTTTACGGTACGGCTTTGGGGGGGTTGCTACTCCTGCGGCTTGCCGCATCATCCGACCTAAAGTTGCGCGAGCCGGCATTTCCATACTGGCTATCAGGCACTTCTGATCCTGTTCGATAGCGTTCAAAGCCATCTGACCTAGAATTAAAGACTTGCCGTGTCCGTTGATGCCGCCAACTAAATATAATTCATGAGGTCTAAACCGGATGTCCTCTTCATCAAGCTTTGCCCATCCTGAACCAAAACCTGAGGTGTCCTCATCAGCACTGAAAAATTGATCTAAGTCGCCCTCAAATTCCATAACAGACCTTAGGGTAACGGGGTCTTTCCAGATCGACTCCTCGTAAGCCGCCTTCAGCATCCACTGGGCTTTCTCATACCCTTCTTTCTGCAGAAGCTCGTTAATGTCCTTGGTCGGTAGGTTAATTCGGAAACATCGATCACCTAATCGACTCATGATTTCAGCCGCGGCAAGCTCACCCTGCTCATCCATATCGGTAGCTATTAATATGCGCGAGAATCGGGCAAGGTTCTCGTATTCAGCCTCAATCCACTTAGTCTGCTTTGCCCCTTTGCCACCACCCATCGGGACTGATAGGGCTGAAAATCCCAGTTCACTACAAGCAATGGCATCCCATTCGCCCTCGGTGATCCAGACTTCCCTAGCGTCAGCCGGCAGTGCATGCCAACCAAATAATATTGGCTTTAAGTTTTTCTGTGTACTGGGGTTACCGTCATAATTCATCGGCTTAGTCTTGATAAAGATCAGCTCTTTATTAGGGTCATAGAAGGGAAACACAACATCCTTACCGCCTTTACCATCGGTCTCATAGATCTGATGTTTAAAACAAATCTCTCCGACGTTTTTAAATCCCCTACCCGTCATATAGCCATGCAAGACTTCACTATTCTTTTGCTCTGGGAGCTTGGGGAGGTTGAATGTTTTATTTTTTACCGCGCTGATTTT